GAGAAGTTAGCCTAAGTTTATTCCAGGAACTTATATCTCGTCAGAAAACCAGTTATAAGCACTACCATAGAATGAGAAAAAAGCTTAATAATGCTTCAATAAGTATCTCACTAATAATAAATATCAACTCACAGGAGAAAACAATGGAAAATGTTGAAAGAATAGTATCTTTAATAAATGATGTTAAGAATCTTTTACTAAATAAAGAGGCAACAGATAAATGGATAGGTGTCAATGAAGCGTCTAAATATTGTAGTGTATCTACTGCAACATTAAGAAGACATGTAAAAGATAATAAATTATCGGCATCTCAAACTACTGGTAAATTACTTTTTAAACGCTCTGAACTTGAAAAATGGCTTACAAAGGAGAATAAATAATGGATTTACCAGAATATTGGAATGAAAAAGCACGTGATGTATTACTTAAACGTAAAATAGTTGATGTAGAATATATGGGTGTTGAAGAAGCTAAAGATTATGATTGGTATTCTAGACCTGTATGTATAGTTCTTGATAATGGTACACGATTAATATTACAAGCAGATGATGAAGGTAATGACGGTGGTGCATTATGGTATGGTACAGGTAAAGAGCAAGATGTTTTACCAGTATTAGGATTGAAAGATTAAATAATATAATAGGGTCTGCAGTAAATCCTGTGACGAATAGCTGATAGCCAAGGTTGCAGACCCCTTATACAGGAGTAAGAATGAAATATATAAATAGAAAATCAATGATTATTCGACCTTCAGGTCGTAGTAGTGACTATATAACGCCCAGTTTTGGCTATGGCTGTATATATAAATGTAGTTATTGTTATATGCGAAGACATAATAAGCATGGATTAGCAATTGCTAAGAATACAAATGCAATATTAGATGCTCTTGATAGACATTTATGGCTACTTGATTGGCCTAAAGAGCCTAATCAAACACACGAAACATATTATACTTATGATTTTAGCTGCAACGAAGACTATGTAGCCCATGCAAAGTATCACGAATGGGAAAAACTATTTGATTACTTTAAAAATAATGATAAAGCTATGGGTACAGCAGCAACTAAGTATGTAAATAAACATTTATTAAAATATAACGCTAATCGTAAGGTTAGAATACGATTTAGTGTAATGCCACAAGTAATGTCTGATGTACTAGAGCCTGGCACAAGCAAAATTATAGACAAACTTAAAGCTGTTAATGATTTTTATGAAGCTGGGTACGATGTACATCTAAATTATTCACCTATTATTATGTATAAAGACTTTGTTCAAGATTATAAAGAGCTATTTACATTAGTAAATGCTATTGTAGATGATAGTATCAAAGATAAAATCAAAGCAGAATGTATATTTCTAACTCATAATAAAGAAATGCATCAATATAATATAGATAATGATGTACCTGGTGAAAATTTCTTGTGGAATCCAAGCTTACAGGAAGATAAAACGTCTGAATATGGAGGTGATAATATACGTTACTACTATAGATTAAAGAAAGATTACATTAAAAAGTTTGAGAATCTACATTATCACAACATACCATGGCAAACAATAAGATATATATTCTAAGGAGATTAATATGATTGAATGTAAATGTATTTATAAAGTATGTGTATGTAAACCAGTTGTAAATGAATTACCTGAAGATAAAAGATATCAATGGTGGAAAGATAACGATATGGGTGAAGATGTAAATAACTGGGAAGAAGTGCCTAAAGAAGAAATATGGGAAGATGGTGAATTAAATAATAAACAAATGCAAGAAAAAATTATTCATCATGTTACTCATACTGGTGAATGGATATTAATAAGGAGAATTAAGAAATGGGTAGAGTAAAAGATGTAGCACAAGATTGGCTATCAGATTACGGTTATGATTTAGGATATGACTGGGATAATCTTCCTAAGTCAGTCAATTGGAATACTATTAAAGACAATAAAATAACAGCAAAGGAGTATTATGGACAAGAAAATAAGTAAACAAGAAAAAGTGCTTACTCACTTACAAGTACATGGTAGTATAACACCACTTGAGGCTTTAGAAAAATATGGAAGTTTTAGGTTAGGTGCTTTAATATTTAATCTTCGTAAGCAAGGTTATGATATTGAGACTAGTATTGTACCTAAAAAGGGTTATGCTAAGTATACATATAATGCAAGTTAGTAATATTTCTTTTATTATTATATAAGTAATTGTAAATTTAAGACTTACTAAAAATCAAATAAAAAGGAAATAATAACGTATGAAAACACTATATGTTGACCTAGAAAATGGTTATAAATCACTAGGAAGTAGAGATAGTATTAAACAAATGTTTGGATATGCTCCACTCGAATTTAATACATTCTCAGACTTTTCATCATTTATAGCACAGCTGTGGACTCGTGAAAGAGTTGAATCAGTTGTAGATATAGATGGTGTTAAAGTAAATCAGACATCTTTAAAAGTTGTGCCTAAAGATGGCCATAAAGTAGAATGTATGGTCATTGATACAGCTAGTGAGATGGCTAAGAAATACGCAAGAGAGTTAAAAGGCTCACAAGATGCGTTAAAACTACAGCAATGGGGTAAGTTAAAGGATAAACTAGATAGTTTCTTTGCTTTTACTAACTCTATACCATGTAGTTTAATAGTTAATTGTCATTCTAAAGCAGAACAAGACAATGAAAATGGTGTATTGCGAATGATGCCATATATCGAAGGCTCTACTAAGGTAGATGTCGGTAAATGGTTTGACTTTGTATTATATACTAAAGTTAAGAAAAATAAGAAAGGTGAAAGAGAATATGTTTGGGTAACAGCTAGAGATGAACATTTCTGTCATGCAAAAGATAGAAGTCAAGCTTTAGAACCTGAAATGCCTCAAGACTATCAGATAATACTTGATGTGATAAAGAAGAAAGGCTGGGATTCAGCAAAGATTCTTATTATAGGAGAACCTGGTAGTGGTAAAACACTTAGTTGTAAAACATTAATAAATAATAAAACACAAGGAGAATAAGTAATGGCAATTACTATAACAGAAAGTACAGGAAGTTCATTTGGTGAAGGTTGGAAGAATGTAACAATAAGTCAAGCAAAACGTGGAGACTTTAATGGTTCAGGTTTTGTAGATTTATGGTTTGAAGATTATCCTGAAACACTTAAATGTAGAATATGGGAAGCTAGAGGCCAAGATGGTGTAGAATTTAGTGTATCTAATATGATTAGAAGTGCTAATCCTACTATTTTAGAAGAAGGTACTAGCGATGATGGAAAGAAAACAATTTCAGTAGATGATACCCCTGATGGATTAAAAGGTAAAAAGCTACAAGTATTGTTTTATAAGAATGAAAATGGATATGCAGAAGTATGTCAAAAGGTAGCACCTGCTGCTCCTTTCCAAAATGTAGTTGATAATTATACAGAAGACCGTATAGCTAATATTAAAGCTGCAGCAGAAAAATACATGGAAGGTAGAAAGCCTAAAACAGCTACAACAGCTGAAGCTTCACCGTTCTAAATAACCCTATAAATGGGGACATCAACTCGTCCTGTAAGTCTTGGTTATTAATATAATATACTATAGACCCAAGCAAAGGAATACGTGAGTCCCCATTTTAACCCCAAGGAGAAATATAATGATAAGAGAATATGCTTTCGGCTTTGCCGATAGACACCATTTTGATACAACAGATAAAGCATCATTATGGTATTATGTAGCACGAGATACATTTGTTTCTCTTTTTGGATACGATAAGGATGTAGTAGAATATTTCAATAAACATAAATCTCTATCAGGATTTAATGGTAAAATATATATGCCAGATGAATTTTTGTTAGATGTAGATGGCACAGATATTGCTACAGCAAGAATGAAAGCACTAAGTTTAAGTAAATTATTAGAAGAAAAGAATGTTCCATATAATACTTATTTTAGTGGTAGAGGTTTTCATCTTGGCATCCCAAGTACAGCTTTTAGATATGAACCTAGTGAAGATTTACATTTAAGAGTAAAAGATGAGCTTAACAAACATGGCATATTTGCATATGCTGACCCATCCGTCACAGATAAAACTAGAATAATCAGACTTAATAATACATTAAATACTAAGTCAAAATTATGGAAAGTATTCTTGAAAAAGGGAGAGTTGGATGCATATAATGCACTTGATATTCAAGAGTTAGCTCAACGTCCAAGAAGAGATGTTACAATTCCTATATTAGAGGCAGCTAATCCTGTCTTTGATTGTATGGCTAGAAATAAAAAGAAAGAAACTAAAGTCTATCAATCTAATATGGGACAAAATCCAGACCCAGTAAATCATCCATGTATATCTACAATGTTACAAGGAACATCATTTGGTAACAGACATGCAGTTGCATTGCGTACTGCTGCGTGGCTTAGATGGCGTTATCCTGAACATACTGTGAGATTAATAATGGAAGATTGGCGTAATAGAGTTAGTAGTGATGACCATCCATTTAAAAAATCAGAGATGGATAGAATTGTTACTGATTGCTATAAAGGTCATGGTGGTCAAGGTTATAGATATGGTTGTATGGATAATATTATGGATAGTTTTTGTAAACCTTCATGCAAATTATATCAATCAAAGAAATCACAAAGCCTAATGACTGCTAATGATATGGAAGCTAGTCTCGTTAGCTTTTTAAGTGGAGATGTAAAGCCTGTTAATTTAGGAGAACTATATGGTGTAGATTTTCCTATATATCCTGGCGAGCTTGTTGTTATACAAGCACCACCTAAATCTATGAAGACTATGTTATTACAAAACTGGGTAAATGCATTAAAGAAACCTACTTATTTTCTAGAGATGGAAATGTCTCCAAGACAGATATGGTCTAGATTTATACAAATAGAACAACGATGGGATGAAGAACAATTACGTAAACATTATGCTAGTGGAGCTTTAAATAGCTTTAGCGATAAGTTTAAATGGTTGTATGTAGATTATGCCCCTTGTTATGCTGTAGAACTAGCTAAAAAGATAAGTATGTTGCCTGTTAAACCAGAAATTGTAGTCATCGACCATATGGGTCTAATGCCTTCTAAGCATAGAGATTTAAATATGAAGATGGAAGAAATTGCTGGTGCATTAACTGAAGTTGCTATTAAGAATAATATAATAGTATTTGCAGTATCAGAAATTACTAAACAAGCTATGTCAGAAGGTATGAATATATCATCTGTTCGTGGTTCGTTTCGTATCGCATATAATGCAAGTAAAATATTATCACTTACAGTAGCTAAAAAGCCTAATGGCGATGCATTTGGTATGCAAATTAAGACAGAAGCTAACAGAGAGCGAGGCTCTCTTAACACAACGCTTAAAATTAATGGCGTTAATATTGACAAAAAGGAGTAATTATGTATCCATATAATGAAATAAGAAAAGTCCCCTTAGATTATCAGGGGATTACATCCTCAGCTTTTGCTGTTCAAAGAAAAGAAATAAAGAACAATAAAGATGGTACAGGAAGAGAAGAATGGAAAGAATGTGGCGTAGTAGGACAGAAGTATTTATTAATACCTAATTCAGAAGTAAAAGAAATGGCTGATACAATATCTAATCTTTGCGATGCAGAGTTTGAAATAGCTAAAGAGTTCTTTGATGGTAGAAGATATTTTTATGGATTAGTATCTAAAACACATACTGTTGAAATAGCTGAAGGCGATGACGTAGCTTTAGGTCTTGGCTTTTGGAATAGTTATGATGGTAGTACTGCATTAAAAATGAAAATGTTTTTAATGAGATTAGTATGTACTAATGGGATGATGACAAATGACCACTTTAATTCATATCGATTTAAGCATGATATATCAAGTCAAGGTTATGAAAGAGAAATGATGAAAGTTGTCGACATAATAAATGGTTGTGGTGATAGTGTAGAAAACATTGCTAGAAATTTTAGAGCAATGACAAATCTAGAAATGGATTTAGATATGTTAAAAATGGCTAGACAAAATATACCTGCATTACCTACAACAACGTGGGGTAAGATAACAGACCAGTATTTAAATAAATATGTTAATGATGATGATAATTCTGCATTAACTAAAAATACTATGTGGGACTTATACAATGCATGTACTGATGTACTATGGCATGAAAAGAAACCAACTGTTGCTTCATTCCAACACAATGCTTATGTGACGGATAATCTGCTTTCAATAGCAGCATAAGTTAGTTAAGTGAGGGGCTAGGGAGAAATCTCTAGCCTCTTTTTTTTAAATAATATTAGGATTAATTATAATAACTTGCATAATTTAACGAGATGGATTTATTTGCTGAATACATGAAAGAAAGAGAAGGTTGTGAAACTCTTGTTACTGAAGACGGATTTCTGACAGCTAAAGTTATACAAGAAAAGAAAGATAATATATTTTTTATTAATGATTTTTTTGTATCTGAGTCAGTTAGAAAAAAGAAAAGTAGTGCTATAAAGTTATTTAATCAAGCTAAAAATACTGCAAAGAAATTAGGATGTAATAAAATGAGAGGTTCAGTTTACATTGATACATTAAATGCTACTGAAGCTTTAAAAGCAAATCTTTATTATGGCTATAAAGTTATTGCTGCTCATGATAATGTTATATATGTCCAAATTGACTTGTAAAGAATGTAAATATAGAATAGATAATACTTGTAGTTGGTTTAAGTATAATGAGAACAAAGAACCTAAAGAAATACCTGATAATATATATAACAAAGGTTGTAATTATTATTGCGACCATCCATTATTATTAGAAATGTTGAGGATATTTAAATGAAATCAAAAAAGATGTACCATAAAAAGGGTGGATTTGATACAAACCCTGAAAATTTAAAGAAAGCTGTAGAAGCTAAACGTAAGAAGCTAGGACGTAAGCCTAGAACAGCTAAAGAACACGAAGAATGGCGTAAAAATCAAAGAAAAAAGTTTAAGCTATGGTAGTTAAAGGATATATATTATTGTTCCTATTAACAGCAATAGATGAACAATGGAATATAAATAATCCTAGACCTTTTCCTGTAGCTAAGTATCATAGATTGCAATGGGAAGAAAAAGATTTTTATACATTTAAAATAAACAATCAATGGGTATTAAGAAAGTATAGAAAGACTGATAGTAAGTTAAAACGTAAAATACGAAACAAATACTGGAGAAAACAAAATGCCTAAAGAAAAAAAGATTACTAATAAGCAACTTATAAATTATATGAGTGCTGTTGAAAATAAATATGACCATGCAATTAATACTATTGGTCAAACAGTAGCTGATTTAATAGAGTTTTTAAATAAAAGAGATGAGTTTATGGAGTGGCTCAAGGAGGTAAAATATAAAAATGCAAAGAATATGCAAGGTATGTCAAAAGAAATGGAAGGAAACAATAGGGATAAAGAATCAAAGATTCATAGAATTTAATAACTGGAAAGAGTTTATGGCAAATAAGCTCGCTAAAACAATACATAAGGGTAAATAAAATGGCAACAAAAACTAAGACAGAAACTAAAACAACAAAAACTAAAGCAGTGGTTTCTAATGATAGTAGTATTAAAACAAGATTAGAGATTGTAGAAAAGATGCTACTAGTTACTAGAGATGAGCTAAAAGAAATGAAAGGTATCTTTGAAAGAATAAAATCAAGGATGGGTCTATGAGTTACATATCTAAAAAATTTATTAGAAGTAGATTTAAAGATAAAGACGTTCAAATTAATGAAGAAGCTATAAAAGAAATTGATATTATGCTTAGAAGAATTGTAGAAATGATATCTTATAATGCTTTTGATAGAAGATTAAAACGAATAACTAAAGATAAGTTACCACAAGTATTAGGAAAGTTCAATGAAAGCCTCCTCTAGTAAAGCTAAAGGAAGAAGGTTACAAGACTTTGTCAGAGAAAAATTAAGAAGTATATTTACCAGCTTAGAAGATGATGATATAAAGTCAGCTATTATGGGAGAGTCTGGTGAAGATATTAAACTTTCTCCTGCGGCAAAGAAAGTAATACCATATAGCTTTGAATGCAAGAATCAAGAGCGATTAAATATATGGTCATCATTAGAACAAGCAGAAGAAAATTCTAGTGATAGAACACCTGTACTTGTATTTAAAAGAAACAGAAGTAAAACATACGTTGCTATTGAAGTAGATAGCTTTTTAAATTTAATTAAACAGGAGAAATAATGAGTGATACAGAAGAAATAAAAGAGCTAAAAGCTTTTATAACAGATAGATTTATTGATGAAAAGCTAACAGAGTTTTTTAGTAGAAAGCCTTATGAAGATATGAATGGTAAAGAAAAGTTAGCTATTATGAGTTTAATTGCTAGAAAAAAGAAGATGAAGATTAGTGCTAGAGCTTAGTCTTTTAATATTAATTAATATAATAGGTGCGATAATAATATATGCTGTATTTTCTTAATCCATTGCTGGAATATCATCGTCATCTTTGTAGATACTACGAGTAAACTTTTCACCTAAGGCTCTTGAGCCTGGAATAACCCACCCTGCAGTTAAAGGAGATAAAGCATTTTGAAAGTGCTTTTCTTTTTCATTAGCTGAACCAAACATACTTAATGCTACATCCATACCCCAGTTAGGTAAAAATCCAAATGCAGTTCTTCTAAAATAATGAGTCCATGCTTTATCAGCATCATCTTCATCCCAACCTCCAGCAGCTAAATTAATCATCATAATAGGAATTGCAAATACCCACGACAATAAATCAGAAGAACCACTACCTAATGTTCTACCAAAAGAATTTTTCATAATAGAGCCAACTATAGGAGTCTTTCTAAGCATTGCTCTTAAAGGTATTGGTCCTAATAACATCAAATCAAATAAGAAAGTTAATGCTCCTTGCCATGTGATAAAGGCTCGTAGCTGTGCAACTTCTGGATTAGATGCTCTAAGTGTTCTTTCTTTTTGACTATACATTAGTTTAAATACTTTACCTACATTACCAAACCTTCCTCTAATGCTTTTGTCATTAAAATCTTCTACAACAGAAGTATAAGCATTAGCAATAACATCCCAATCTCTAGACCATTTTTGATGTGACCATATTTTAAACTTACCCATCTGTGGTCCTAGTCCACTATAACTAAAGCTACCAATGCCACCTTTTGATAATTCAAAGTTACTAAATTCAGAATATGTTTTGCCTATTTCTATAGCCATATTAATTTCTTTAGTACTCCATATAAGCTTACCATCTTTATCTGCATCCCAAGGATTTCCTTTTGGAAGCATATTCATATTTTGTGCATGATGTACGCCTATAATAAAACTAAGCGTTCTAACAAATTGCTCTGATTGTGCCATTGTTAATCGCAATGTTTTACTAGCATTACCATAAACCTGCATTACTTCTTTTGTTAATCTTTTAGTTCCTGACTTATTAAATAAATTCATAGTAGATGCCAATATAGCTTGGCCTTGCTTATCTCTAGGTCCTTTTCTTAAAGATTCTCTAATACCTATTTCTTTTGTAATAGCCCAATTAGATAAATCATTAACAACTTGTAGTCGTTTACGTTGTTTTAAATCTTTTAACCTAGATTGTACTCTTTCTTTTTTAGGAATATTCTCCATTTGTTCTTGAACAGCTATATTAAGAGCAGCAGATTCTTTTAATACTTCATCTATAGATTCTCTCATTTCTTTTTCAGCTACTTCTTGAGATACGCCTTTTTCTCTTTTAACCCAATATCTTAATTGTATAGCGTTAATTTCTTCAGCTAATTCTTGTTCTATTTTTGTTTTTGCAGCTGTTTGTACTAATGCAGCACTAAAATAGTCTGTAAAATCAATAATACCAGATTTCTTTATTAATGCATCCCACTCTTTTTTATTAGCTCTCCAAGCATTCCAACCTCTTCTACTTCTTTGCCATCCATAATCAATAAGATTTTGTATTGCAGCACTATAGTTTGTTACAGCAGACGTAGGTTTTCTTAAAAACATAGCAGTTAATGCATTATTCATCATACGGGTATAGTGATTTACTTGTTCTGGTGTAGTTGAGATACCTATTTTTTTAAAGTAACCAGACAATGCAGTAGAATCATAATTCCAGTATGCAAATCCAGATTCAATATCAGCTCTATTAAAAGGTAGTTTATATAAATTAGTTACAATATCTTTTACTTCTTGGCTTTCTGATGCATTATAAGCTTTTAACATAGCAGCTGTTAATTTATTTCTTTCTATTTGACCAAAGATATGTCTTAAATAATCTCTATATACAGCACTATCTGTTCTCATATATAAATCATTCATAGCACCAGTTAATTGTTTGCTGTATTTATTATGTCTAATTGGAGTAATTAAAGTATCAGTAACTTTATCTTCTACCATGTTATCCATTATATCTAATACTTCAAGATTAGAATTTAATGCTTCAGTTTCGCTTTCTATATTTGTTTTTAGCTCTTGAATTTTAGATACATCTTCAATATTCTTATTAGGTTTAGCTTTTAATGCTTCAAACTGAGCTGTAAGATTTTCAATACCTTTTTCTCTTCTTTCAATTAATCTTTCCCACTCATCTCTTCTAGTATCAGGAGTATATAAAGAAGGGTAATGCATCTTTTGATATCGAGGCTGGTAATCTACACCTTCTACTTCAGTTATGTTAAAATATCCTTCAAATACATCGTTTAAATATGCATGCATTTCTTGTTTAGCTTTAGGTAATGATGCAAGTATAGATTGAGCACCTTTACTATCAGGACTATTAAATAAAACAGATAGTTGTTTTCTATCTAATCCATAAAGTTTTTCTAACATATCAAGAATACCATCGTTTCTTGAATTTGATACAGAGTTCTTAAAATCTACCTGCATTGCTTTAAATACTTTATCATCTATTTTTCTAAACTGATGTATAAATCCTTTATTACTTCGTTTAAATTTTCCATTCGTACCAAAGACTTGCTGTTCAAATATAGCATCTCCTTTTAAAGCAACAAGCTTGCCATTTGAAACAACCTTCTTACCTAAGAGCAAATCTAAACCTTCTTTGCTTATATTAACATTCCATTGACCTTTTTTACCATAAGGTGGAGTGTAGTTTTTTAATGGAACATAATTACCATATTCAGTCATTACCTTTCCATCAGGAAACTTCATTATTTTATTATCAGCATCACGTTTAATTACTTTGTTTTGAGCAATGTAAAATTGACCAACAAACTTACCAGTTTTAGTAGTTGATTCTCTATATTGTATTCTTCCATTTAATAAAAACGTAAACAATCTTTCTAAATTAGCTTGAGTATTACCATCTCTTTCTCTACCATCAATATAATTTTCTAAATTAATTACACCCTTATATATAGGGTCCATTTCATTCATATATTTTTCAACTCTATTTTGAATACGTTTACCATATTCGTTTATATTATTTTGCATTAAATATATAGAGCCAGTTCTTTCTTTATATGCAAGTTTTCTAGGTATAAGAAACTGTACTTTTAACTTACCTATTAATCCATGGCCTAAATCGTTTCCTGTTCCAGCTTCTTGTACTGATAAAGCTATTTTATATAAATTACGTAGAGTACTAACTGGCAATCCTTCCAAATCTATCTCACCAGTCTTTAGATTTGATGCTTTTCTATCCCAATATGTTTGAGATATATCAACCTCATGACCTTTTATATATTTAAATATTTCCATTGCAGTCATTTCAGATGCTTGCATCATAGCATTAATTTTAATAGCTAACTTTGATGCTTCTTCTTGCTTGCCATATACTTTATCAATAGCTTTGTCTAATTCTTCTTGATTTATTGTAGAGTTTTCATCAAACCTATCTGCTAAACTATTAATTACATTAGCCATCTTACCAGGCACAGTAAATAAAGTATTAACTAAATCATTATGTTGCATATTGTTAGTATATATTCTACTTTCATTATCACTAACAGCAGCTTTACCTGTATCACAAGTATTAGACATTAAAATCCTCCACAATATTTTTTCATAATTGATTGAGCTGACCTTACATTTAGCTTATTATCAAAACCTTGATTAATTATATCAAACTCAACAGCTTCATTATATGCTTTATAATATGCATTTAATATAGTAGAATCTAGTGTAGATATGTTAGCTCTATTTTTACTAGAAGGTGGTAAGTAAGTAGGGAATCCTCTTTCAAGATATGTATATGTTGCTTGTACTTTAGAAAATGGCAGTAGCTTTCTAAATTCTTTATCAAACTTATCCATCCATGCATTAGCATTATTATTTTTATCTAATGCAAGTCCTTCATTTTTATGCTCATTTATAAATTCATTCCATTTACCACGCAATGTTTCTGCGTATACATCACCTTTTTTTATAATAGATTCTTGAACATTAGCATCTAAATTTTCCATATAACTATTGTACATTCTATCTTTTAAATCTTGTATTTTATTTACAGCATATATGTGTGCAGCTTTATGCATATCCTCACTAATTTCAAATGGATTTAATGCATCTCTATTAGTTAGATTAGCCAAATTGCTATTTAATAAATTTTCATACATAGCTATAGCTATCATTTCTACAGGTGCATTCTTTCCTGTAAGCTCTAAACCTGTGACCATTCCCATTCCTTTTTTAGGGTCAGGAACTAAACTTCTTATATAAGCTTCTTTATTTCTATAGTATTCATAATACTTTTGACTTTGTTCCATAGCTTGATTTAAACTTAGATTACCTTGTTCAAAGTTTTTACCATTACGTATAGTCATTGGTATTTTATGGATAGCTATCATTTGATTAATTATATCTAGCTGACCAGGAAGTAAAGGACTGCCATCTTCTTTGACGAACATAGATTTAATAATATCTCCACGATTATAACCCCATCTATCTAGTAGCATAAATTTAAGATTATCAACAGCTGCTTGAAGATTAACTCTAAGCATATCATCCATAGTTCCTGTAAATGCAGTCCCATCTGACATTTTCATATTAGGCCATTGCATTATTTCATCAGGATTTCTTAGCATAATCTTTTCACCACTAATAGTAATAGATTTAAATCCTCGTTTTAGCTGACCATATATTCCTTGTAAGTTTGCTAGCTCTCCTATAGCATTTGCTCCAGCATATATCTGATACATTAATTGTTTCCTATCATTAAAATCTAACATATCATATTTAGTTTTATCTTCAGGGAATTGGTCTTCTAAGCTAATAGGCTTTGTATCTAGTTCATCAATAACACTTTTATATGCATTGTATTCTTCACCTTCTAGTAATTCTATAGATACAGTATCTCCATCATTATCTGCTTCTAAAGAAATAAACACATCATCTTGATGCATTTCTACAATACCACGTTCTTCATGCAGTTTTACTACACGAGGCATAATTGCACCACCAATATGAGGGACGGGATGTCTAACTACAAATACTCGTATATCATTTTCAGCAAGCCAAGCATTTACTTCTTCAAGACCATCTTTAGTTTTATAAGCATTTCTTTTTTCAACAGTCTTAACAATATTATTATCAGTCATAAACTTATCTATTAATGCATTAGCATTCTCAACTGACATTCTTATTTCATTTTTATTTAAATCACCTTCTAGATTAGGTACAATATCAGAGTATGTTCCTAAGTTGCCATCTAATTGAAGTATATCATTTACTAATCCAGATTGCACTACAACATTTGTTATTTTAGATAAACCTTTATGCAATCCTGCACCATTTATAATATGTTCTCTAGCCCAAGGAGAGTTCCCTTCTGAGCCTCTACCTACTAAAGATTCTAATAAGCTTTGCATTTTATCAGAAACAGATTTAGTTATATTGCCATTTGCATCTCTACTTGGTATTGATTTACTAAATATATTTCTAAGTTTCTGATTCATCTTAGGTACTCTTACATTAGCAAATGAATCTACAATAACATCTTGAACAGCGTGGTTTAACCATTGCAGCGTACGCTTAACTTTATTCTTTTCTTTATCTGCTATTTTAATTAACCCAACACTAGCACCACTAACGTTAAAAGACTTTTTATTATATTGACCAGTACCAATTTTTATTTCATCTTTAGTAGCTAACATATCTATGTTGCTGCCATCAGTACCGTCTTCTTTAACTTCTACAATAGTGCCATCACTTTTAACTCGTGCAAATAAATTACCATTCTCATAAAATTTTAATCCAGATTTAGGTTGAAAATGATTATGCTTGACAGCAAGTACATCACCACCTCTACGTTCATATATAATTGTTTTTAGTCTTGATGCTTTTGCTAATCCAAATCCTTTTTCAGCTTTCTCAAAGAAACTTCTACTTGTAATACTTGCTCCATCACTTACATTCTTTTTACCCATAAGCTCAATAGTTCTACTCATTGATATCTTTTGTCCATCTCCCATAGAAACAGAAAATGTACTAGCATCTATCTTTCTTACATTAAAACTTTCCATAGAATCAGAAAAGGTAGCTGGTGTAAATGGTATCTTAATTCTTTTAACAATAGTCTTAGCATCTAATTTTAAGTATCCTGGGAAGATGCTTTCCATGGTCATATGTATTGCAACAGCTTTAGCTCTTTGCTCTATAGGCATATTCTTATATTTTGCAAGCGTAGCTTCATCAATATTTTTAGCTTCATATTGACTTTCCCATAAGCCTTCAAACAAATCAACATCTTTTGCCATTGTTTTATGCAGTTTATTAATATCAATTACAGCTATTTGCTGACTATCACCTTTACTCATTAATATAGCTTTATCTTCTTTGTTAAATTGAGCTTCTAAATCATTTAATACTTCATAGTCTTGATTCAATTCTTGAATTGTAGGTAGCACCCAACTATATCTATTTTCATATACTAAAACTTCATCAGGTCTTGTGTTTTGAAATGATGTTGATTGCCAACTATTAGCTTTAGATATCCAAGAAACACCAGGTAATTCTAATGCCATTTTTTTATCAAACTGCTGATTACTTTCTTTTCTCCTATTATAATAAGTATTAGCTGCACCTCTTTTATTGCTTTGTTTTCTAGAAACTTTCTTAGGAATATTAGACTCTGGCCCCTTAATAGATACTGTAGTTCTAGCTATTTTCTTAACCCATTGACCATCACCTGATTTAGATAATACAAAATCCATAAACATTTGATAGTTCTTTCTAAACGAAAAGTTTGAAGTCTTGCTTCTATTAGTAGGCACACTACTCTTTATATTATTGTAAAATTGTTTAACAATTCTTTTTTGTCTACTACTTAAAGAATTAAAAGGTGTAGGTATATATAACTTATTTCCAAATGCAGTATCAACAAACTGGTCAAATGATTTTATTCTAGTACGCATTTCTTTCATTAGTGCGTTTTTATTTACAGCTGGTATATTTACTGCTAATTCTTTCCAATACCAATCATCTTCTTGTACAAGTTTCTGGTCTAAAGAAGATTCTTCAGGCCCACCTTCTTCTATACCTTCCCATAATTTTTCTACTTTATTTATATACGGAGCTTGATTGACATAAGTATCAAACTCTTCTAGCTTACTACTTTGCAATTCCATCTTCTGGACATAACTATCATTTCTAAATCTTTCTTCAGCCCATTGTGCAAAGCTTGGTCTAAATTCACTAGGTAGTTTTCTTAAAATACTATTTTTAAATGTAGGAAAGTCTATTGTATTCATACCTTTATCTTCTTTATAGAACTCAATAGTTTGATTTAGTATTTGATTCCATACTTCATTTAGTTTTGTAACTACTTTTCTATCGCTTAAATCTAATTGTTTAAATGGAACTAATGGTGCAAGTAACTTTTCAGCTAACTGCTCCTCAGTTACAGGCTTTAACTCTACTACATAATTAGCATTAACATCACCCATTATATCAGCAATATCACCTAATGTTAAATTCTTTTTATCTAATCTTGTATGTATAGGTATAGTATCCCACTTATAACCAAATAGCTTTTCTTTAATCCAATTAATAAAACTTTTAATAGTATTGTAAATACTGTCTTTCTTATTATACTTTCCTTCTGACAGTCTACCTAATGCTTCAGACAATGCTTCAAGCTGTAAGTCAACACCTTCATATCCTTGACCTTCTTTTTCTTTAACAATAGATTTTCCTTCATCAGTAATAAGCATTTCGTTGTATAGCATATTAAATAACTGAGGGTCATGCAATAACATAGAGTTAAATAATGGATGAGAAAACTCATGGAATGGAGTATCAGCTGTAGCTTTAGCTAAGTTTATTGTTATAGTATCTGTTTTAGCGTCAAATTCCCCTCTATAATCTAAAGTTTCATCATTAACATATTTAACCTTAAATGGAATTAATCCTGTGTTTTTAAGCCTATTTGTAAGATGTTGAACTGACTGCTTTAATTTAATCTCATCTGCAGCTTTAGCTTTATTATCAGCTAATTGCTTTTGTTTTAAAGTTTGCTTGTCTAATATCTTTTGAACAATATTTAATTTTCTTAGTAATTCAGCTTTATCATCTGCTATGTCAAGTCTTTTTAAAATAGTATTATCTAATACTTCAGACATATTTACTTTATTTCCAAAACTAGCTTGTCTGATTAAATTATTAATTTTTAAAACAGCACTTTCTACTGAAGAGGTATCGTCTGCTCGATTTGGAATAGGATATATAGTTGCTTCAGTTTTATTGGCAAGTATAATAGCATCTAATGTTGAATTGACACGACTAACTTCATCTTCAATTTTATTATTAACATCTAAAACAACATCTCCAAATTTATCTAAATTAAGTCTTCTTTCAGCAGGAGTAGTTTCATCGGTTTTTTCAAAGTATTTTATGTTTAATCCTTTTGAACTTGTAGGAGCTTCTTCTTTTAAAGCTTGTTCAAATGCATTTATTTCACTATTAACTGCTTTAGTCGCACCTTGAGAAACAGCACCACCTGAATCTCTATATTCAATTAAACGCTCTAAATGCTGTTCAGCCCTTTCCCTTGTCATAGAGTATGATTTATTTGGCACTAACATTGAATTAGATGCAGGACTTTTTAAATGACCTGGTATAGTAATTATATCACCTTTAAAAACTTCCTTCTTAGCAGCTTCTTCTGGAGTATCTATATCCTTAGGACCACTAGATTCTTTTAATGCTTTATTTAAACCAGCTAATGCAATCTTACCATCAGGAGAAGGAGTCTTTTTATTAATCTCTACTTGCTTATCAATCATAGATTGTATTTCATTAGCAGGTAGTTTCTTTATATCAGATAAAAGTTTACCTTGTATACTAAGTCCTTTAGGTTTTCCTGTAGGAGCACCTGAAACATCAATCCCATCAGGCCCTTCTTGAACAGGCGGTCCTTGCGAAGAAGTAGGAGTTGACTGCTTAGGTGGACCAGTTTCTGGTGCAGGTGGTCTTAATAATGTTTTTAAATTTTCTAATTGCTCTACTTCTGTAGGATAACTATTTTGGTATTCTTCTATTAATGCATCTTGACTAATACCAGCTTCTTGAATTATTTCTGGACCATGTATATCTATCAGTGCAGGTATTAATTCAGGATATGTGTTTATAGATTTAGGATTGTCAGGGTCTGATTCAGCTAATTTCTTTTCAATGTCTATTCTTATATCGTCATCATTTGTTCCTTCACGTATAGGCTCTCCCATATAAGTACGTATAGCAACAATAGCGTTTGCCCTTCTTGTAGCAATATTTCTTTTAGTTTCATCTTCTTTTGCATTTTGAAAATCTTTATCTTCTTTTAAAGACTCAACAGTTATCTTGTCATTTTTAATTATTTGGTTTGTAGTATTTAATGTACGCTTTACATTACTAGATAATTGATTTGCATCTGATTGATTACTAGCTACCCCTACTGTCTGTAAAACTTTATCACCATCTACAATATCAATAGTAAAGAACTCAGCACCTTCAGCTTTTGTAACTTTAACCTTAGCATTAGGTCCATAGTTACCAAACTCTTCTACCATTAATTGTTTTTGTAATTTAGTATGCTGCTTTTCTAAATCTTTTACAGCTTTAAAAGCTTGCGACTTTGTTTGAAAAGTAGCTTTATTTTGACCCTTACTATTTACTATATCTTTATCTTCTATTCTAGTCTTAACGCCATTATCATTTACATATACTTCATAAAGACCCGTATTGTTATTTAATTCTGTATAATAATTAACTCCATCTTTAGACTCTTTAGCATTGTAATTATCAAAAGGTCTTTTAATTCTTTTTACTAATGCACTCGTACCTGATACACTTAAACTAGTACCTGCTCCACCAATAAAAGCTTCTAATGCTTCTGCTTGTGTAAATATATCTCCTAGTCTAGCATCACTATATGCACCTGGCCCTACAGTTTTTTGTAATGCATTATTATATTCTTGTCCAATTTCTTGTAAACCCTCTGCCAATGCATATGTACCTATAGATAATACTTTTCCATTCTGGTCTACACCATCCCAAAATCTATTTAAAATACCTTCTTCTTTAGGTTTAGGCAATTTCTTAACTTGCTTTTTAATATTTTCAACTGTTTTTCCATATAGATTTAAATCAAAGTTTCGTTTTAATGCATTATTACCAAAGCCAAATAGTTTTTTAGTTTGACCTAATGTAAGTTTTTCAAGTACTGCTTCGCCAGTAGCTGATAAAAAGTTAGCTAAAAATGCAGTATCAGATGCTTCTTCTGGATTTAATCCTTTTTCATATATACCGTCTTCTTTTTGAGTATAATTATTAGATATAAATTCCTGTATCATTGCATCTCGTTCTAATACAGGAGTATTAGATTGTGTTAATTCTTTTTTATATGATTCTATATCATCTAGAAATTGATTACGTGAAATGTTTTTTTCTCTTGTTAGTTCAGAGATAGCATCAGCATTACCAGCAGCACCTACAATACCATACAATGAAGTTAAACTACCTACAGTTCCACCTATTGCTGCCCCTTTAGGACCTCCAACTAAAAATCCTGCTTTAGAACCAGCCCAACCACCTGAAGCCATAGACAATAAAGAATAAGCTACATTGTTTATTACTGACATTAATCTTTTAGTACCATTAATGCTTAATATGTCTTCTGTAACTCCAGTATTAGACATCCATTCTCTATATGCTTGAACTTCAGGATTACTATCTAAAGTATCCATCTTATCTTTTACATCTTGCTGAAACTGTGCATTAGCTTCTTCATCAACTAATCCTACTTTATCAGCATTAGCAGATATCCACGCAGGCATACTCTCTAAACTACTTGTTCTAAATTGGTCCCATCCTGGATTATCAGCACCTAAAGCAGCACTACCTGGGATTACTTGAGTAAAATCAGGTTCATATAATAAATCTTTAGTATCAGGATGTTGTTTTATATATGCATCAACAACTTGTTTATCTGACATTTCAAGCCATCTACGTGCATATGTAGGAGTTAAGTTGCCTTGACTGGCATCATTAGTAACGCCATCTCTTACTTTTTCAGCAAACTGAGAATACGATAAGCCTCGTTCTAATTCTTCCTCTTCTTCTTGAGTAGGGTTTAAAGGATTTTCTACCATTTTATTTTGTATATTTTCTATATAGTGATTCTAGTTTAGATTTGTTAGATGCAGTAGGATTAGATTTATAATTACGCACTGCCATATATAATGCGTTTGCACCAAAGCCACCAGCATATTCTTTAGCATCAAATTTATTATTTATACTATTTGTAAATTCACTAAAAGTCATTGATGGAACAGACGATGTTTTATTTTCTTGTGTAGATGGCTTAAAACTTCTATCTATTTGTCTGTCAAATTTATCACCACCCATACTTATTAACCCTGCATCGCTTAATGTTTTATTTGTTTTTGTATTATTAAAATAATTTGAAGTACTTCTTCCTTTCTCATCAGTTTGAGTTTCAATTGATAAATCAGGATTTAACCAAGATATTTCAGGGTATCTTGTTTTTACATTTTCAATTCTTTTTAAAGCCTTAGCTGTTTCATATAAAACTGCAAATGATTCGTCAGTTCCTTTAAACATTGGACGACCTAAATCTAATTCATCAACAGCATAACTATCAACTCGACCCTTTCCAGGGCTATATGCACTTCCATCAGGTTTATGTATTCCAAGAACAATATCTACGATACCTCTATCTTTAACATTTCCATTTTCATCAAATGTAGTATATAGTTGGCCACCTTCAGCAGCCTTTTGTATTTCAACCTCTGGACTTCCAGCCATAAATTCAAATAATGATTTTTCTTTACTAGCTCCATATCCAAAATAGCTCATTAAATTAGTACCTAAATCTGTTTCCATTCTATTAACATTAAATTTAGTGCCTTCAACAGTATCAAAATCAGTTTCTTTAGGATAATATACAGAATCGCCAACATAGCTTTGTGGGTCTTTAGCAAAAGGATTTAATTCACCCCCTCCAATATTATCTTGCATTGCGTTAATTCTTTCAATATCTGTTGGTAAACTTCCACTTAATTCTTTTTGTAAAATTTTAAATTTATCTTCAAATGACTCACTTGAACTAGAGCCTGATACATTGCTCATTGAAGCTTGAGGAAATAACATATCATTAGGATTGTCTTTATACCAATCTTGAGCTTCTTGATTTGTAAGATTAATATTCTTACCTAAATCTTTAGAGTAATACATTTTCATTGCAGGACCAGCTGTCTTATCTTGCTCAAGATTTAATATTTTATTTTCTAATTCAACTTGTCTGCTTTGAGAAAGAGACATATCTCCTATAGTTTTCATTCTAGATTCAGCACCTTGAGATAATAATGTATTTATATCTATTTGACTTTCATCTATATTAGGAGTAGTTAAATCATCTTCTCCCATAGCAAAACCTAATCTTTCTTTAAACTCATCTTTAAACTCTTGTGTTTTAAATAAGTCTTGGAAGTTCTTTAGAGAAACAGTAACATCTTCACCTTTATCTAGAAGCTCTGTATTTGTAGTTTGTATAACATTATTATTAATAGTATTAAGTAAATCTAATTGGTTTAATGCAAATTTAGTACCATCTAACGCTGCATTTTGATTGTCAATAGTTTCACCAATAGTATTTCCTAATGCAAATGATTGAGTTAAGTCGCTAAAGCTTCTTGATTGTTGGTTTTCTGCAGTATCATTACCACCCTTAGTTTGGAATTGTACAGGTAGATTTATAATTTCATTAACATTTTGACCTGCTTGAACAAGAGCATCAGATTTAGTTTTTATATCTCCCTCATTTTCTTTAAGTCTATCACCGAGATAATTTAGCGTAGTGTTAATATTAGTTCTATCTATATCAGCTTGTTGCTTACGATTTAAAATATCTATTTCATGCTGTTTAGCAGACTCAAGCTTATCTTTGCTTAATTTGTAATCAGCAATAGTATTAGTCATTCCAGCTAAAATATTTAATGCATCTAATATATCACTCATTTATTTTAATCCTTTCCTATATTTCCAGCAACACCTTGGACTGCTCTTTTAGCAGTAGTAAAGTCTGACTTTCTCCCTGAATAATCAGCTAAATTATATTGTTGAGTTCCACCAAAAAATCTACTTCTTTGCTTATCTATATGTCTATCTTTTTTAATTTTACCTCTTCCTATAACTTGAGCTGGAGTATAAGATAACATAGAATCTAATTCAGCACCATAATCTTGCAACATTTCTAATGCACTTGATAAGTATGTATCTGCAGATTGCAATTTTTCTTCCTTAGCTCCTTCATATAATCCAAATGCTCCACCTTCACTTAAAGCTTGGTCTGTAAGAGTTTCATATCTACGTTCACGTTTTGTTCTAGCATCTTGCAATGCACCTAATGAAGCTTTTTCGCTTTCTCTAATTCTAGTTAAATCATCTTGTGAAGCTTGAGTAGCTTGCTCTATTCTGCCTTGTTGTGCTCCAGAAAATGCAAGACCACTAGCACCTGCAGCTGCTTGAGCTCCTCTTACTCCAGCACCTCCTTGAAGATTTGCTTTAATTCTTTCTCTTGCAGCTTGCCTAGAACTTATATCTTTGGACTCTAAAGCAGCATCATATTCGCCTTCTATATCTTGATAAATACTTCCAGTAGTCTCTTCTCTGCCTTGGAAAATATCAGATTCAGTTAGTCCTGCTTCTTCTGCTCTTTCCATTAGTGCTTGTCTAGCTTCAGCCCTAGGGTCATCAGCAGCATAATTGTCATCAGTTATCCATACATTTCTTAATGCTTCTAATTGCTCATCCATAGTTGCTTGAGCTTCACCAGAAATAGTATCCCACTCATCTTGAGAAAATGCTTGAGGAAGCATTAATCCTTGCAATGAAGTAGCATCTACACCACCTCCACTTAATGTATCTAACAAATCTTGTGAAACATCTCTTTCTTTTACTGCATAAAAATCTTGAGACTCTTTTAATTCACCTTTCCACCAGTCTTCAAAAGGCCTTCTTACTCCTCGTTCCCATCCTGATTTAATAAAGCCTTGACTACCTTGACCAATATTTAGTTTAGCCACAGCTCCACCAGGATTATCAGTAAACATATCTGCATCAGGTGTTTGATATCCATCTGCTTGTGGGCCTACTCCTGTACCAGCTCCTTCAAATCCTCCATATATTTCTGCCATATTGCCCAATTCAACTCCACCTTTTCTCGCTCCTTTAGCTAGCAAACCACCACCTTCATAAAGTTTTTTTCCTGATGTCATTTTACCAACACCACCAATACTTCTTTCGCCTTTTGCCCAATCTCTACCTGGGGAGAATGAAGCTGTACCAGGTGCTACCATATGTTTTGCTTTAAACAAAGCTTTGTCAGTAGCTGCTTTTTTAGGAGCAAATACATTACTTATTCCATATCCTGCTCTTCTTTTACCCATAATAAATCCTTTTAATTAACCTTTCAATAAATCTTCTAGTAAATCTATACCTTTTACTACTCCATGAACAGTTGCATATATAGGGTTAGCGTCTGCACCTAATGCTCCTCCTACATCCATAGCTCCACCAATTTTATCTATAATGCTTGAATCTTCATCTACAAGTGCAACTGCTCCACCCACTCCACTAGCAGACTTGCCAAGACCTTCAGCTAAAGCTTTTTCTCCAGCATACTCAGCACCTTTTTCTGATACTTTGAGTGCTCTTGTGGCATCTTGCATTTCAATATCTTTATCTAATAACTTAGATACGTCATCAGCTAATACTAAATTTTCTTTTATATCAGAGCCAATCTTATTTACATCTCTAAAAGTAGTCATTAATTTTTCACCTTGTTCAACTTCAACACTACCCAATCCATTTTGTTCTATTGCAAAATCTATATCTTGAGCTACTTTAGTTCCTACGTCCTGTAGTAATAACTCTGATTTATTTAAAATATCTAAATTTTTATCAAAAGGAGATAGACTATCTTGGTCAAAAATAACGTTATTACTTTTTACTCCATCAATAAATGTAGGTGCATTTTCTTTAGATGAAAAGTTACTCATTTTTAAATCGTCAGTATCTATACCTAGCATTTCTTCTAAATTAGGGTTTTCATATTTCATATCACCACTATATGAAGGAGCTGCTACTTTAGTATCATACTTTTTCAACATTGTATTGTCATCAAAAGTTTTTATTTTATCTTTGCCAGTAAATGTTTCAACCTTATCTTTGTTTTTAAATGTTTTAATTTCATCTTTTAATTTTTCAACTGGACTTTTATTTTCTCCACTATCTAATTTAGTATTACCTTTTTTGGAAAATAAGTTTTTTAAATTAATGTTAGGTATTAGTTTAATATCTGTAGGATTCATATCCATAATTTGAGATATTTGCTCTACATTATATCCATCATTTGCAAGCATACTAGACACATCTTCTCTAGCCATTTGCAACATATCTAATGCAAGACCATCTCCTTGCTCAACGTCAAATAAAAATTGCTCTAATCCTCCAGATTTATTTTTATATATACCTGCAGTATCAAACATTTCAATTGCACGTGCACCTATACCTTTATCGGTAGGTTTAACTCTATTATATGTAGGCTGCAATAAATCTTCTAAATATCCAAACAAACCTGTATCATTCATTCTGGATGGAGTTGGTTCAAAAAATTGATATGGCTCATGCATCCTAGTATCGGTATTATAGTATTTAGAAGAGTATTTGTCTGACTTTAATCCAGACCTTTCTATCGTAGAGTTTCTTAATTTATCTGTTGTAGTTGCTAGTCCATGCCCAAATTTTACAATCTTTGCAGTATTAGTTACTCCTTCACCTTGGGCATCAGGCATTTCTTGTTCTTCAGGAAGATAAACAACATTGCCTCTTCTGACATTTCTAAACGTACTTCTTGCCATTAAACTAACTCCTTTTTATCAATATAAAATACATCTATCGTCATGATTTTTCCTATCAAAAATTTGCTCCAAAAAATATAGCATTATCACTTGCATCTGGCATTGTTAAATTTAAATGTGGCCAGTAATCAGTATCTCCATAATCTGCATACCAAACACCACTATAATTAGTACTTGATGTTGGTGCAGTATTTCTTAAATCAAGTGGAAAATCTAACAAACAAACTTGCAATGTGTTATTTGTTCTAATATCTGCTATTGCATTACTATTTAATGTAATCTCATTAAATGCAGAAGTATCCCATGTTGAAACTACACTTGAATAAGTAGTTACATTTGAAAAATTATTCACTCCTGTTTGCCATCCTGGTATAGCATCAAAATCAGCAGTTGTTAAAGTTATTCCATGAGATGATTTAACTGCAATTAAATCAGAATTTCCAGTATAGAATCCACGTACTTTTAATATAGCAGAATCAGGAGCTGATGTTATACCAGATACATTAAAATAAAAAAAAGACCTTGTTATTATATAAGTGGCACTTCCTCTAGAAGAAGTCAAAGTAGACCTAATTCCAAATGCATTTCTATTTAAAGTATTACTTGCAAAACTACCTGTAGTTGCATCTCTTGCACCAGCATATGTGCCTGAACTTTTACCTGTGTATCCATCTCCTGTAGCAGTAGAATATATTAACTGAGTAGGCATTAAACTGTTACCTTTGGCATATAATAAACATTCCCATTAAAATATAGATTTTCATCAGGAGTAACATTTATCTGCTCATATGATATAGAATCAAATGCATATTTATTATTTTCAGAAGGTTCGTTATTCCAATATGTTATTTTACCGCCTGACTTAATACGTTCTAATGCAAATGTTTTAAAACTATCTAGATTATCATCTCCAAATGTATCTAGAAAGATTCCATCATATGTGTCTGTAAGGCTCAAATTAGCCCAATCTCCCTCAATTATTGTCACATTGGACTTATCACTAGCCCAGTCATTTAACTTCTCTAAAATCTGTGGATGTATTTCAATTATTGTATGGCTATTTACTCCTTGTTCTTGTATGTAATCAGCACATATACCCATACCAAATCCTATTTCAAGAACATCTCCTTTATTATGAGATATATATTCTGCAGCTTTCTGCATTATAGGAACTTCCCAAAACATCATTACTTCTAAACCTGATTGCATATCAAAGATTTGAGTATCGCTAAATTCTAATGTGTTGTCTTTAAATGCCATTAGAAATTAAGACTTATAGTTGCGTATGCTTTACTACCTGTAGCATCCCAAAATATACTAATAATATCTGTTTTATTTCCACCTTCAGTAAGTGTTGGCTCACTACCTCCTGCCCATAACAAATCAGCTGGACTCCCATCAGAAGCACCAGCATATGATTTATAATCTGTAACTGTTCTTGTACTTCCATCTTGCTTTAATAATAAAAGATAATTACCAGATATTCCAGTAGGAAAAACAAAATTTAAATTAGTAACATTGCCAGTTAGTTCTAAATATTGTTTATTTGAAAATCTAAAATCTACATCTGTATCATCAGTTCCACCTGAACTTGTTATGCTATTTTCACTATAAGTCGTAGTACCTCTTGTAAATCCTGTAGACCCAAGTAAATTTACTGTATTGCCACTAGTTCCGTTTTCTTGTAGTGTTAATAATACATCTCCACCAACTGTATGCTGAACTGTATCAGTTGCATATTCATATATAAAAGTATCGTTACCTCCATCTAAAAATATTTTACCTGCTGCTCCTACTCCTCCACCTCCATTGGGTACTGAAAAATCACCTTTAACATTAACCTGTGAATTTAAAACAGTAGCATTGGGAACAAGTTCTATTTGAGTTACAAAACTATCTGCACTAGCAGCATCATTTCCAATTGTAAGAGTACCACCATCAGCAGCAGTAATTTTCCAACTATCATTAGCATCTTGATGTGCATCAGCTCTCATTGTTATTGAACAATCAGTTTCTGAATCTGATGTTAATATTATGCCTTCTCCGTTTAAAGTTGTACCAGAAGTAATTGATGAAGAAGTGCTTAAATCTCCTGTAACGTTTAATCCTAAATCGTCTATTTCAAGTTTTTCAACTTCATCAACTTCAAATATCATTTTACCTAAATGAAGTCCAGCACCTGCTTTTGTTGTAAATTTAACATTCTCAATTCCTTTACTTCCACTACCATAATTTGATTGTATAAAAAATCCATCAGTATCGGAAGCTCCTATTTGCCATGTAGGGTTGCCATCATTTACATTTCGAGTTATCTTAGTTGAAGACTTGCCTAATGTATGAGTATTATCTGCATCAATCTTTATTACTACATCATCTCCTACAGCTGCTATTTCGTGATTATAGGGACTTTCTTTAGGTCGCCTAGGCTTGGCTATAAGTCTATCTCTATCGTACTTAGAATTGGTTTTTTCTTCAAGAGGAATTGAGTACCATCTCTGACCGTATTTAACAAATAAATGCAATCCTTTTTGTGGGACTCTTCGTATAATTATATCGCCTGTATGACCTTCATTCCTTGATGGATATCCAGTTCCTGATGTAACTACTTTTTGCTTCCTAGCATTTAAGGCATTTAAATCTTTTTTAGACTTCAGGCTCATTTACAGTATTAGTCCTCATAGTTCTATATTCTACTGAGTAATCGTTTATTTCTACTTTATTACTTGCAAAAAAACTTAACTTAAATTGTATAGTATACACATCTTTAATTCTTACTACTTCACCATCAGTTGTATTTACTCTTTCCATTTGATATGAATTTGTAGAATTATATGTAGGTATTATTTCTGCTCTTCTGCCAGCTTTACCAGCTGCAGTTCCAGAGCCAAAAAATTTCCATGTATCATTATTATGGAATCTAAAGTAAACTCTCATTGTTATATTTGCTTGACTAGTTGCACCTGTAAATGTAACAAATAATTTATTTATTTTCTTTTTAGCGTGGGGGTCTCCCATGTCAAACATGCGTGTATGTATTTCAGCATTATCTGTATATACATTATTACTATCCCATTTTAAAACACTTGATACTGGCATTATGTAGGGTCTCCAGGGTTACCATCTAAACCTGCACTTTGCCCTAAAGCAATTAATGTACCATCTTGCAATACTACAAAATTAGTGCAGTCTTTATTTTTAATTAATCGTTCTTTTCCAGTTGTCCAACTAGTAGTATTAAATTCATATACATATACGTCAGCTTCTGAAAGTCCACTTGCATTACTTTCATCAATATCTTTTTTAATTAATAGTAAATTATCTAAAGGAGAATATGCAAGTATAGAATTATCTGAAAAGAATGATTGCCATTCATTTAAATCAATTAATCGTTGAGATTTATCTGCAGTAGATAACATTAAATCAACTACTTCTTCGCCTTCATATTTAAATACTCCAAATTTATTTGCCCATGCAACTCCGTCTGCAATATCAATAATATGATAAGGTTTATTAACTCCTCTATATTTATGTGTAGATTCTAAAAATGCAGTTTGTAAATCAGAGTCAGCAACATTAATCATATACATAGTTTTACTTTTGTATTGTAGTAATCTTCCATGTGCAGATTTTAATCCAGTTATAACATCACCATCACTTGTATCTACATCAATAATATTGTAAGGAGTAGGAAATATATCAAACATATTTACAGGAGAAGCTATCATTCTATCATTGTAAACTCTACTGCCACCAGACTCATCAGTATAACTAACTCCTGCTATAAATACTCGTCTACCTGTTATAGTAGCATGCTGATAAGATGCAGTTAATGCTTTTGAAGAACTATCATAACCTAATCTATTTTCAAATGTATCGTCTTCATCAGTAGATATAATATGTGTAAAGTCAGTTGCTCCAGTAGTAGAATCAGCTGTACCTGTACAAGAATACAAACTACTTACAGTTCCTGATTGTCTCCATGGTGTTATAATATTTCCTGAATGATTTAAAAATCCATCTGTAAAATGAACCATACCTACATGATAATATATACTATAATTATCTTCTTCTTTAGAATGCCATAATCTTATACCAATCATACGACTATCAAATATCCATGTACCATCACTTATTAAATCAGGATGACATAATTGTCTTATTTTTAAACTTTTATTTTCATCAAAATTCCATTCAGTACTTACTGTACTAGCAGCATCTGTAAAACTTGCTTGTGGAGTAGTATCAGTATTTGTAAATGAATGACTTGGTAGTGATTCAGAACCATCTGCATATACAGCACTTGCATAAAATTTATGTTTACCACTCCAATCACCTTCATCAGATGAAACTTCAAATGCAAACTTCCATCGTTGAGATGTAAGATAACTTGCATTCATCCAATCAGTACCAGTACCATTAAAATCATTAGCATCGTCATAGTTAGCAGAACGTATAAGTCCTGTAGTACTACTTCCATTAGTTATAGTATAATTATTTAACCAAGATAAATCTTGACTCATAATTTCATGACCAATTATTTTATTATCAGCTATTCCACATATATTACCTGTTTCAAAATATTGTACTACTTTTGGATAATTACCAGAAGAAAAGTTACCATCACTTAATCGTAATGCACCTCCCTCTGCATACATAACAGGTTTAGCTGAAGAAGGACTAGACCAACCTGTATTATTTAAATTACTATCATTAACCCATCCTCCAATATTTGAAGAATGTATTTGCAACTTCCCTGCATTATTAATATATGCAATTCTTTCATCATCTACTCTAACTACTCCTGTAGTACCTGTAGGGTATATTGAAAAAGAAAAATTGCCAGCTGTTCCTGCTGTAGAAGATTCTATAGTTAATGTACCTGTAGATGGAGATGCCGCAGCAACATTACTTTGTTGAGCTCCTGCTTCAATATCATATGCAAATTCATTAGCCCATTCACCAACAGTAGTTACTGTACCACTTCCATCTGATTGACTATCTCCATGGCTTACTAAGTGTTCAGTTCCATTAATATCTATAGTCCATGCATTTCCGCTTGCTGATGTTCCACTAAATACTACTTGCTCTTTTTGTGCTAATTTAGGCATACCAAGGCCTAGTCCCATATTACTAGCATAGGTAAATGATGTAGTTTCTTCTGGTATAAATAATTCTTGTACTATAGAAGTTGTCAAAGAATCTCCATAATAATCTCCATATGAATCATCAATATCATAATGAAACCAATTTAATGCACCTTTCCAAGAGTTATATCCAGATACAGTTCTATCATGTCCATTCATACCTGCTATCATAATACAGTCAGGAATAATTATTGATGATGTTAATCCAGAATCAGGATTACTAGTATTCCAAAATTCAAATTCTCCTGCTTGATAGTTAGTGCCAGTAGTTGCTCCACCCCAAATATCATCACCATCTTCGATATCGGCAATTGTATTTACATTATCATCACTTCTTTGATAATTTGAAAAGAAAGTATAGCATGCCCCTGATGCAGAGCTTTCTGATATTTTAATTGCATTGCAATCACCAGTTTCACCATTAATTGCTTCTGCAGTAAATCCAGATAATCCTGTATTTGCATTTATAGCAGCTATAATTGCATCAGTTAATGCTTGAGGAGTGCCTACTCCATAAACTAAATTTATATCATTTATAGATTTAAATAATGGGTCAAAATCAAAACTATAATAATTATCAACAGTAAAATCATTACTATTGTCAAAATCACATACTACAAGAAAATTATTTCTACCATAATCTACTGCAGTACCTGTACCAGGAACCCCTCCGCTTTCTTGATTATATGTTTCATTATAATCAGTTCCGTCTGTACTACCGCTAGGATTAAACGTAGTTACATTCCATGGCATTCTATATTTACCACCAGTATAAGTAGCTCCATTAGGTAATGTTCCTGTGTCATAACTATTTTCACTAGCTAATTTAAATCCACTACCTGTAGTTCCAAATAAAGGTATAGGATTACCAGCTTTTACATAAGTTGCTCCACTATCACTTGTTGTCCATTTCTGTACAAATATACCTAATACAATGCAATCCCAATCTGTAGCTATATTTATATTCATGCAAGGGCCACTACCTGGTCCATCAGTATCGTAACTAGAACCCCTGACAAGTGTGCCACCATACATTAAATGTTGAGGAATATTGCTATTTGGGCTTTCATACCAAGAATTTTGAGTAGAAAAATCTAAAACTCCAAAAGCTTTAACTCCATCTGTACCAAATGTAGGAGTAGTATGTGAAGCTGCAACACCACTAGCTGGATTAAATCCCCATCCTGAATTGTATGTTGCAAGTCCATATCCAGGAATAGGAGTTCCATTAGCTTCTCCTTTACTTGTATCTTTTGAAGAAGCTCCCATATTTCTAATTTTACCAATATTATCTACATGAACATCTTGTAAAAATTCTTGCTCATTAGCTGCAATATCACGAGGGTCAGCACTATTATTCTGACCCCCTTCAAACTTATCTATTTTTAAGATATCCTTAGGCATTACTTATCGCTACGTAGTCCTTTTATAAAACCTCTAACAATACTGCCAAAGATATTATCAACTAAGTCAATAAACCATGGTTCTATTTGACTATTCCAAACACCTTTAGAAAACTTCCATTTGCCAAGTCCTAGTGTCATGCATCTACCTAAGCTTTGAAATGTTGTTTCTATTACACTACATATACTTTCATTAGGTATTTTTTTAAGAATGTATAATACTATACCTCCTCCTCCAACACCACCTATTAATGTTGAATTACTTACTAAAAAATCTAACATACTACCTCCGTTTTTTGGTTGCTTTACGCTTACGTTTAGCTTTATTTTTTTTACTATTAGGAAATCCTTTTTTCATTTCCCTATAGTTTTTAGCAGAAATTGTAGACTTCTTTTTAGAACGACTTGTTCCTGCTTTTTTACGTTTGTTAATATTTCTATATAAAGACATTAGTATTTCTTTTTTCTTTTAGATTTCATTACTTTTTTTTTAGTTGGAGACTTCTTTTTTTTTCCAGCTGTTTTAGCTTTTTTAGATGGTCTACCTTTTTTATTTCCATATGTACCTTTTCCGTATGGCATATTATTTCTCCTTACTTAATTGTTTTTCAACTATTATCATTCTGTCATTTAAATTGTCAACTTTATTATCTAAATCATTAGGTTTTTCTACATAAGCTAAAACCTTATCTAATTTAAATTTCTTTGTTAAAAGTTTTATAACACTATTTAATATTACTTGTTGAATCATACTATCCTTTGATTAAATTTCCCCATACAGTAGTAACTCCTTTAATTATTTCTACCACTTCTACTTTAAAGTTACCACCTTTAAAAAAATCTATTATTGCAAATGCATGATTCCAATTCGTTAACTTACCACCTAACCAATCTTCATCAGCCTCTATATCTTTTAAACAACCTAAACTCCATGAACTTATAGTACCTCCATTAAAGGTCTTTGTAAATCTTTGTAAGTCATGCGTGTGCCCATACATAATATTCTCACCATAATGGTCAAGATGTTTATAAGCATGATATTTGGGTACATATTTTCCATGTGTAAAGTTTATTTTACCTATCTTTAAATTCTTTTTCTTATTATAAGGATGATATTTATATCCTCTTTCTTTTAGCTTTAATGCCTTAGATGTCTCATAGTGGCTTAAATACGGGTATCTAGTAACAAATTTGTCTAGCCATACTTCATGGTTACCTTGAATAAAATGTCTCTCTTTGCACCCAACCTTGTCCAAAGATTTATCAATCCAATCCATACCAGCATTAACTTCAGCTATATCTGAGTCTAATAAAGGAATTAAATCTTCCATTGGTTTAGCAAACTTACCTTTCCAGTAATGAGT